TGACGCGAGGAACCTGATTGACCCTGGCCCTGTGCTGGAATTCCTTGCTGGGGCGGAGGTGACGGCCGCATGCGTAGAGGAAGTCGGGGCAATGCCGGGGAACGGGGGCTGTTCGATGTTCTCCTTTGGCTTAAACTGCGGGGCATGGGACATGCTCTGTCGGATGCAGGGGTGGTCGGTATCCTACGTCCGGCCTCGAGCATGGATGCGGGAGATCCTGTCAGAGGAGACACGGGGAGACGGCAAGGACAAGCCTTCCGTGGGCTATGTCCGGAGGCAGTATCCCGAGCTTGACCTTGCACCTGGGAGACGGAGAGTGCCGCAGGACGGCATCACAGACGCCGTGTGCATCGCAGAATACGCCAGGGCTAAGTGGGAAGGGTGGGCATAAAGTATTTGACTAGGGGGGTTAATACAGGTATCCTTGAGTGAGTAGGAGGTCGAGCCTACTTCTTGAGAGGAATGAGATGCCACCACAAGACCCGGCAGTTGTGGTCCTGGCCCAGACGATAGTAGCGGAGTTGTCAGGGCGAGTCGAGACATTGAATACGGAACTGGGCCGCATACAGAGTCGGCTTCACGACTCACCCTGCGCGGCAGTACAGGAATTGAGAGACCAACTGAGAGCATTAAAGGAATCGGTGGCGAAGGAAGCGGACATCCAGGGCAAGAAGCAATGGGCGATCCTCATGCTTTTCCTCAAGTGGTCCTTGGGGTTAGTCACCATATACGCAGCATACAAGCTAGGAGGGCAGTGATGGCAGGGGCACCCAAGACCGAGAAGAAATTAGCGAAGCACACGGACGGCAAGATGCTTCAGGTCGTAGAGGAGATGCTGAAGTACGGCCATACCGAAGTCTTCGTTCGCAATACTCTGGGCATAAGCAAAGATTGCTGGAAAGAATGGAAGAGGAAAGACCCCAAGTTCAAGGCGTTACTCCACAACTGGCGTGACTACGCAGATGCCCAGGTGGAACGGGCTCTGTTTGAACGGGCAACAGGGGGCCACACCAAGAGGAAGACCGTGACAGACGAAAAGGGTGGGGTGACGGAGACAGAAGAAGAACTCGGTCCCGATGCCGGAGCCTGTGCCAAGTGGCTCGGGTCTAGACAGCCCCACAAGTGGTCTCAGAAAGTCGGAGTCGAACACTCCGGCTCCTGCGATCTTCGTGGTTTGATTGGTGTGCTGGATGCTGAAGAGTCGAAAGACATTCTAGGGGACTTGCTTGACTGACGACGAACGGAAAGGTCTTCTCGACTTCCTCCGACGCTCACGCAAGGACATCATCTTCTTCGTCAACAAAGCGTTTGGCGTTGACCCTACCGACCAACAGAAAGACATCCTCCGCTCCGTTGTGATCCCAGGAAGTCGGACAGCAGTGCGAGCGGGGCATGGTGTCGGTAAGACGACAACCCTGTCGTGGTTGGTGCTGTGGCAGTTGATATGCTTCGATGATGTAAAGGTTCCCTGCACCGCGCCTACCTCCCACCAATTGAAGACGGTCCTGTGGTCGGAGATTTCCAAGTGGGTGGATAAAGCTCACCCGTGGATCAAAGAGCAGATAGAGATTACGGCAGACAAGGTAGTGGTAAAGGGCTGTGAGAATCGGTTCGCTGCGGCACGGACGGCGCGCAAGGAGAAGCCCGAAGCGTTGCAGGGGTTCCATGCTACCAACCTCCTGTTTGTCGTGGATGAAGCCCCTGGTGTTGAAGACGTTATCTTTGAGCCTATGGAAGGTGCGCTGTCTACCCAGGGTGCGCGAGTCATAATGATGGGCAACCCCACCCGGACGACCGGATACTTCCATCGGGCGTTCCATGCTGCTCGGGAGTTCTGGAGTCGGCATGTATTGTCAGGCATCGACTGCCCATTCGTGACAGATGAATACGTCAAACATGCAGCAGATGTCTACGGCGAAGACTCTGACTTCTACAGGATCAGAGTCTTGGGTGAGTTCCCCAGCGCGAGCGTGAAGCAGTTGATCTCCTCCGATGTCGTAGAGGCTTGCGCCGAGAGAAAACTCCATGTCAACCAGTACAACTTCGCACCGAAAGTCTTGGGCGTTGATGTTGCTTGGATGGGGGATGACAGGTCAGCAGTCTTCCTGCGTCAAGGGTTGGCGGCTACCTTGCTCGGGTCGTGGCTCCACATAGACAACATGCAGTTGGCCGGGATGGTGGCGCAGTTCCAGGACCAGCATAAGACAGACGGCACCTTCATCGACGTTGGGTGGGGGAGCGGAGTGATTGATCGACTACGGCAGATGGGACATGACCCAATCGCCGTAAACTTTGGTGGACGGTCCACAAGCGACAGGTATGTGAATAAGCGTACCGAGATGTGGGTGGAAATGAAGGAGTGGCTTGAAGGCGGAGGAGCCATCCCGAGACACCAGGATTTGAGAGACGACCTGGTAGGGCCCGAGTATCAGTTCACCAAGAACGGCCAGATTCAACTTGAAGCGAAAGACTCCATGAAGAAGAGAGGGATTGCCTCTCCTGATTTAGCTGACGCTTTAGGCTTGACATTCGCTGGTAAAATTTACAAAAATACAAAGGCGGTCCCAGTCGGTGTCGGGGCTTCTGCGGATGTGTGCGAGATGGAATACGATCTTTTTGCGTGATGGGAGATAGACATGTGTGACCCTGTAAGTATCGGCATTGCGGGTTTGGCAGGAGGTTTCCTCGGGGCGAAGTTACTCAGCCCAGATCAACCTGACCTGGCTCCCCCTCCGGCACCAGACATTCCTACGTTCGATACTCCCGATGCTGAACAGGCTCAGGCAAGTCAGGAAGACGCTCTCCAGGCAACACAGGATGAGAGTCAGTCGTTCAGAGACAGACGGCGGAGAACGCTTCTCGCCAGTGGGGGCAAAAATTCAACGGTACTGACAAGCCCCCTTGGGGTGTCAGGGAATACACCCGTGGCGAGGAAAACCCTGTTAGGGCAGTAGGAGATAGGGCATGGCAAACAGCACAAGCGAAGAGTCTCATCCAGTAACCTACCGATTTAGACAGCGCATGGCGCAGTTTGAAAGTGAACGCCAGGACTGGGAAGCTCATTGGAAAGAGATTCAGGATTATGTGTATCCCCGCAAGGGCAGGTACTTGGGCAATGATGCCGAGACCCCCAACAGCGACACGAAGAGAAATGCGGAGATCATAAATGGAATGACCATCAATGCCAACGACACGTTGGCGGCGGGGATGCTTGGGGGGATGACCTCACCCACAAGGCCGTGGTTCCGATTGACGCTGGACGGTAGGCGCGAGGAGACGGTGGAGAGTGGTCCGGCCAAGGAATGGCTGAAGGAGGTTCAGGGTGTCATGCTGAACATCTTTGCGAAGTCGAACTTCTATGGCAGTGTGCATTCGATGTACTCAGAACTGGGTGCATTCGGTACTGGCGCGATGCTGATAGAAGAAGACTTCAATACGGTTATCCGCTGTACCCCATTCACCATCGGGGAATACTACATCGGGCTCGATAGGCTGAATCGGCCAAGCACTGTGTACCGCAGATTCACCATGACGGCGATCCAGATGGTGGCTGAGTTTGGTGAAGAGGTGGTGAGCCAGGGAGTGAAGACAGCTCTTGAGCATAACACAGGAGAGGCGTACTTCACCATCATCCACGCCATACAGCCGAGGGACCAGGAGAAAGTCGGCAGGGTGGATAACATCCGGTTGTCGTATGAGAGTGTCTACTACGAAGAAAGCAGTGCAGGAGAAGAGGATGGTTTGCTCCGGGAGAGTGGATACCGTGGTACTCCTTTTGTTGCTCCGAGGTGGGATGTCCGGTCGGGCGACACCTACGGTCGCAGTCCGGGGATGGAAGCCCTCGGAGATTGCAAGATGCTCCAGAAGATGGAGAAGAACAAGCTGATGGCCCTCGATAAACTGGTGAATCCGCCTATGGTGGGTGATCCTGAGCTGAAGAGTCGGGGCGGTGGGTCGATCATAGCAGGGGGCATCACCTACACAGGCGGGGCTTCAGGGGGCAACGGCTTCAGTCCTGCCTACCAGATACGGCCTGACATGCAGAACATCGCCTTTGAGATCGACCGGGTGGAGAGGCGCATACAGAAGTTCTTCCGGAATGACCTCTTCCTCAGCATCATCAACGAGACAAAGGCGATGACGGCGCGAGAAGTAGTCGAGAGAACCGCTGAAAAACTCGTTATGCTGGGGCCTGTACTGGAGCGACTTCAGGCAGAAATGCTTGATGTGGTTATAGATAGGACTTTTGAAATAGCCACAAGTGTTGGTGCCATACCTCCAGCACCCCCGGAGATTCAGGGGCAGGAGATTCGTCCTGAGTATGTGTCCATACTTGCACAAGCTCAGAAGTTCCAAGACCTTACACCGATTGAACAGACCGTAGGGTTCGTTGGGAGCCTGGCCGCTGCTGACCCGAGCGTCCTGGACAAGGTAGATTTCGACCAGGCCGTGGATGAGTATGCAGACATAACGGGCGTTGCGCCCACGATCATCAGGCCGGACGATGAAGTGCAGGAGATTCGTGCAGCCAGAGCCCAACAGCAAGCCGTGGCTAATGCACAGGAGCAAGCCTCGCTGGCAGCAGGGACCGCTAAGACGCTCAGCGAGACAGGAACCGACCCTAACCAACCCAACGCCTTGAATGCGTTGCTAGGGGGCATTGGAGGTGGTCAGTCGTGAGTGAGGAGAAGCTACCAACGGAGGAAGAGGTATACGAGAGGGAGCTTCGGGAGTCGGTCAAGACCGTCCTCTCTACTCCCGCAGGGGCTTTCCTGATGAAAGACCTCTTTACAGACGCTATGCTTTTTCGTACTATATGTTCTGGTGACGCAAGGCAAGATGCGTTCTGTGAAGGGAAAAGAGATTTAGGGCTAAAGTATCTGGATTTAATCGCTGTGGTTTGTCCAGAGAAAATAGCTGAACTTTTGATAAAAGCAAGGGAGTAGGGAGATGAGTGCAGAAGATGCTGGTGGGACAGCAGTTGCAGCAGATACGGGAGCAGCGGCAGACTCAGGTGCAGGAGAGGTAGCAGCCCCAGAGGCAGCGGCCCCTGCAACAGAGACTTTACTTTCAAGCGCGGAGGGGACAGCTACGGACGAGGGAGGTGCAGCGGATGCAAACGCCACTGTGCCGAAGGCTCCTGAGTCGTATGCAGATTTCACATTCGGTGAGGGTGTTAATGCCGATGCGGAAGTCCTGGAGGCGTTTAAGGGCACGGCCAAAGAGTTTGACCTGTCACAGGAACAAGCTCAGAGGGTCGCAGACATGGGCGGTCAGTTGGTAGAAAAGGCCGTTCAGTCAGTCATACAGCAACAGGCAGCGGAGATAGATAAGTGGGGCACAGACTTCAAAGCGGAACAAGGCAGTGATGAAATCACAGCCCGTGCGCTTCGGTCGGTCAACGCTCATCTATCCCCAGAGACGGTCGAGATGATTAACAAAACCGGGATCGGGAATTTCGGGCCTTTCATCAAAGATCTTGCCAAGCTGGATGCTCTGACACAAGAGGATCAAAGTGTGGGCGGGTCATCTCCTGGCGGAGAACTTGACCCGGCCAAGGTTTTATTTCCGGGTTTCAAATAATTTGTTGAATTGGAGATTTGAAAATGGCAACAGTTGGAGACGGCAATCTCACCATCGCTGATTGGGCGAATCGTTCGCACAACGGCACCATCCAGAGTATTGTTCCTCTGCTTGAGGAAACGAACGACATTCACCAGGACCAGGCGTGGATGGAAGGCAACATGGAAAACGGGCACAAGACCACCGTTGAGACTGGTCTCCCGAGTGTGGCGTGGCGTATGCTGAACTACGGTGTGCCTCAGAGCAAAAGCACCTCTGTCCAGGTCACCGACACTGT